GTTAATGGAGAATTGCATGATATGGGCGTAGACCCCATTAAGTCTACAAAAGAAAAGAAAGGAGATGAATAAAATGGGAATTGGAAAACAAGGACAAGCCAGCAGACTGAACGAAAAAGCCGTAAAGGAAGACGCTAAGAACGCATTTATCAATGCAAAGCGTGAAGCCTTTATGCAACGAAAGAAACTAATTGACCAACAATCTGGTTATCTATTATGTGGTATTAGTGGAGACCCTGGAACTGGTAAAACAGGACTATCAATTGATTGTCGAACAGAAGAAGAAAGAGATACTCATTGGGTATTTATTCTAGATTTTGACGAAGGTGCTGAACCTACATGGAGACAACATTGGTCAAGTGATGATAAAGTGTTTATCTACAATCCTCATGTCTACAAAGAAGACATGACAGTAGATTATATGGCTACTGCTGATATGGCACGTTTCTTTATGGGTATGGTAAAAGAAGCCATTGAGGAAAAGAAGATTACCTTTGAAGATGAAGAGATTGAAGTTAAGGCAGTTAAGGCAATTGTATTTGACGGGCTAGATACATGGCTCGATACTACAAACATGATTGCTCGACTTAATCACATTAAGGGTAATGACCCTCGATTGGCTGATAAAGTTAAGATGGTTCCGACTCAATGGTTTGCTAGAACGCAGGAATATCAGCGTTTGTTTAAAGCAGCCTGTCAATTGAATTGCCATAAATTCTTCATTACACACATGAAGGATATGCATGACGGTTTTGAGATTGTAGGTCAAAAGCCAGATTGGGAAAAATCAACTACTGCAAAGTTGTTCCAACACATTCACACTTACCGAGAAGAACGTGCTGGAGTTACAAAACTTTTTGCTAAGGTTTTGAAGTCTAAAACAAATGCAGAAAATGAAGGTCAATCTTTCCTATTGTTTGAAAACAATAAAGGAGAGGTTACATGGAACGGATTGGAGGCAATCAAGGACAATAATCTTTGATTCTCAGTCTGTTTAATTTAAGGGGTGCTGTTATGATATGTAGAGAAGGTGAGAAAAATGATAGTAATAGAAGGAAACGAATTAGAAAAAGCAATTAAGATTTGCACACTAAGAGGTAAGTACAATGATGGGAGAAGTAATAAGACAGGTTCTTTATCTTCCAATGTTGTTATTAAAATTGACGATGATGTGTATTTCCAAAACGCTAACGAATTTACATATGTTTGTTATAGAGCAGATGTAGTTAGCCATGAAGGTAAAGGCACATTTATTATTGATACAGACATTCTGTTGAAATATATTGTCAAGTCGGAGAACATGGAATTACACTTTGGTAAAAATCTAGAAGTTAGATGCGATGGTAGCATTATTACCATTCCACCTGCAAATACTCATACTAACATTAATGTTGTAGAAAAGTTGGGTGCTAGACTTAGAGATTTGGATAACAGGACTATTCTAGCAAATAAAGACGAAGACGGTGTAGCCGTTACAGATACACTAAAGTTGAAGACTGTTGTGAATCTACATTCTGATAATGTGGTCAAGGCAGTTAATTTGGCTGAACGTGTTGGTAATTCAATCTACAAACTAGATTGGAGTTATCCTAATCTGAATATTTCTTCTTCTGAAAACAATCAGAAGGTTGAAACAAATGTCGAGGGTTATGATGATTCTACTGACCGTGATGCTACGGTAGAGTTGTCTCTACCAATTAGTAATATTATCAAGGATGATGATGAATTGGTCATCCTTTTTGATGATGAAAGACCAACAGTATTTGCTAACAGAAAAGTTACCGTGCTTCGTGCGCCAAGATTGAGGAATTGATATGAGAGAAATACTATTGATAATTGAAAACTTAGATGCTGTAATTGCTACTATGTTAAATGATATGGATGAGGCTACATTCCTCAGAAAGTATGAGCATAGTAAGCCCATTCAAATTGCCTATGCTATGGGCAGTAGAAGTTTGGCTAGACAATTGCTAGAGAATGTGGAAGAAGTATTGGAGGAAGAATGATGCAGGAATTATTTATTGGGGTTATGGCTATGATTGGTTTGTATGTCATGGGTAGGTTTCTCTACCCCGACCCACCTCATAAACCGATAAAACAAGAATTGATTAAGGGTGATGAAGAATGAAATTAAATCCAGATAACTTACTCAAGTGGGTTAAAGAAACACACCCGTCAATTTATTATAGGTTAGTAACAGCCTACAAAGGTTCTAAGAAAATAGGTGAAGAAGAATGAGTAGAAACAGAACAGGAGATAAAAGACTCAATAAGAAAATACCCGTAATGGACATAGTTATACAATTGATTTTAACTCAGGGAAGAGATATATTGGGTAATACATTTAACCTTAATAGTTTAAAAGAAGATGGATTTAAAAATGCTCTCTATAATCAACTATTACAAATTGTTAGAGAAAAAGATAATATTCAAAATTCAGAGGTTGGACAGTTTATGAGATATAGATACCATCGTATGATTGTAGACTTTGCTGCATATGTGCGTTCTAGAAATGCCCCACTAGAGATTCACAAAATGAACGGGATTAATCATTTTACTATAAGGGGTGAATAGAATGAAAGAATATGAATGCGTAATGTGTGGTGGACATTTTACGGGTTGGGGTAATAACCCCAGTCCTATCCACTTAGAAGGAAGATGTTGCAACGAATGTAATGAGATTGTCGTTGCGAGAAGAATTGAACTATTGTATAAGGGGAGATATTGATGAGTAGATTTGAAGAACAAGTTTGTGCTAAGATAAGAGAAAGAGCAAAGGTTGGTAAGAGAAAATATGGAGTAACAATGGAACGTGAGGATTTAAACCTGCATGATTGGCTAACCCATTTACAGGAAGAATTAATGGATGCGGCTGTTTATGTTGAAAGACTCATGGAAGATGTTGTATTTCTAATGTCAGAAATAGGAGAGATTGTAGATGAAGCGAGGAATAGAAGTAACGATTAGGGCTAATCTCAATGATGAAAACTATCAAGTTATTTATGACCCTAATCCTGAAAAAGCAACTGAACTTAATATTATAGATTCAGTAAAGGATAATATTGAATGGGCTATCATAGAACTATTCAATGACTTAGAACTATTTACTGTTAGAGTAAAGGTTGATAGAGAATGGCGAGAAGGAGATGACAGAAATGATAATTGATTATGTGGGAACTGAAATACAACTTATTTATCGGGATGAAAACAATGAACGTGTTGTAGATAGAGAGCCATTTGAGCCATACTTTTATGTCAAAATTGACGAAAAAGTTCCAAGACAATTGGTATTCAAGGGTAAATATGGCGATAACTATTACAAGTTGCAAACAATGTCTTTTGCTGATGCTCGGTCTTTGGAGGGTTATCCGCTAAAGAAAGTTTTCTATGGTCATCCAGACAATAGATACAATGTCAAGAAGGGTCTTGAGAATAGAGGAATCAGAACCTATCAAGGCGATGTAGATATGAGAAGGCTTTACTGCGTGGACAAACTTGAGGAAGTAAAAGAATACAATTTGCGTAAATGGTATTTTGACATCGAGGTTCAACAACAGGGTATTTATCATGATGCAATTACAGTATTATCCGTGTATGATAATTACACAGATACATACCATTTATTTGCATGGTTTCCAGAACAGTTTCCAGAAGAGATTAAAGACTTTGAAGGTTTAAATATTGTGAACCATTTTCATAAAACAGAAGAAGATATGATGGAAGACTTTGTATCTCTAATGGAAGAACATGACCCTGATATGATTTTAGGTTGGTATGTTTTAGGTTATGATATTCCCAAAGTTATCAACAGACTAGTTGAGATGGGGATAGATGCAACCCGCCTTTCACCTCTTAGAAATATTAAGGGTGTGTATAAGCGTGGAGATGCTATCCATTCTAACATTGACAAATATATTAACAGCGCACAACCAATTAGAGGTCGTCTTACATTCTGTCTAATGGATAGATTTGAACGACTGTGGACTGATTCACAAATGGGGACATTACCTAGTCTGAAATTGGATGACTGTTCTAAGTTGGTTTTAGGTGAAGATGAAGGAAAGGTTAGCACTTCTAAGTTTCAGGACTCGGAGTTTTATGAACGTGCGTGGCTAGAAGATACTCAAGTCTATTTAGAGTATGCAATAAAGGATGTAAAATTGTGCGTGGATATTGATGAAAAGATGAACATTAGCGAGAACAGTTTGGCACTACAAAGATTGATTAAATGTCCGTTTGAATCTACGTTCCATAATTCACAAATGGCAGGTGTATATTTTATGCGTGTTGCTGATTGGATTGCACCTTCTGGTGTAAAGGGAACAAAGGAAAACTTTGAAGCGGCTTTCGTTATGAATCCTAAGATTGAAGGAACGTTTGGTTTGCATGAAAATGTGGCTGTATTTGATTTTAAATCACTATACCCTTCAATGATGGCATCAATGAATATTTCATGGGAAACCAAAAAGAGAAAGCCCGAAGAGGGTGATTATCCTGTATGGTATCAGACTCCAAAGAATCTAATGCTTTGGCAGGGTGAAACAGATATTCACTATTGCAGTAAAAAGGATGGCCTATTACCAAAGGCTGTAAAAGAGTTAATGGCTATGCGTGATGAATATAAAAAGTTGCGTAAAGAGGCCAAGACTGATGAAGAGTATAGAAAGTGGGATTCAGCACAAATGGCTACAAAGCGTGTCGTTAATGCATTCTATGGTATTCTTGCTAAGGATAACTATGGGTGGGGCGATATGGAAATGGCTAAATCTATTACCGCATCAGCGAGAAGGGCTATGCGTGAAACAGCGTTTAAGGCTCAAGAGTTGGGTTATGAAGTTATTTACGGACACACAGATTCGATATTTGTAAAAGTATCTGGCGTAGCGGAAGCCCATTTATTGCGAGTTGAATTAAATGATTATATTAAGAAGGTTTTTAGAGAACCTGTTGAACTTGAATTTGAGAAATTTGCTAGTAAGTTTTTCTTATCTACTAAGAAGAATCGTTACTGCGGTTGGTTATCATGGAAGGATGGAGAATATCTCGATGAGGATAAATTCTTTGTCATGGGTTTTGAAATGAAGAAAAGCAATGAAACTAAATTTGCAAAAACGTATCAGCGAAGACTATTGGAGATGGTGTCGTCTTTTACAGATAGTGAAAAAATCATCAAATACTGTAATGATTCATATAAACAATTATATACAGGTGATGTTAGTCTTAGAGATATAAGCAAAAGAAGTAGATTGCGTCAAAAGTTAGAAGATTACAAATCAATTGCTGGGGGCGTTGCGGGTATTATTTATTACAATCAACAGAAGATTGGTAGAATAGAAAATGGTGATTCATATTTCTATTTCAAAATGGATAATGCGGAACTGCGAGAGAAGTATTACATTTGGGGTGGAAAGTCCAATGAGGCAAATTATATTGCATTCAGAAACTTTCATGAAGTGGATGGTAAATACACTCCAGATTGGCAGTTTATTGCCCAAGCCGAAGTGATAAAAAAATCAGAACTAATTTTTGAGAGTTTAGGGTGGTCCATTGGTTTAATCAAAAAGGACATTTATCAGAAAACACTAACGGAGTGGTTTTAATGGGAAAGAAAGAAGGAACATATTTAAAGACCCTTAGGAATATACATGAGCGTATTCAAAAGAAAAAGGGGGAAGTCGGAGAAATTGAACAAGAATTCTTAGCGGAAGTTAAGAAAGAACGAGAAATGTGGGTAAAGGTTGGTAGATGCACAGTTTGTCTAGCCGAAGGTGAAACAGAATGGCATCACATTATCAGCCAACATAGATGTAGAGAGATAAGCAAAGAATATCTAATACATTCTAGAACCAACGTGATTGAGATTTGTAGAAGTTGCCATGATGAAACTACTGCAAGTCTGAGAAGAAAACACATTGAACAGAATGGCGGTGGTGCTAAAACTGTAAAGAATCCTAATGGAGCGATGACCATAAGACAAGAAGAGTATATCAAGAAATTAGGTGGAGAAAACCGAATAACAACAAACATGACAAGAGGCGAAGCCTCAAAACTAATTGATACATTAAAGGAGGAATCAAATTGAAAGAATATGTAGAAGAGTGGAGCGAGCGAGATACAAAAAGTGGATTTACCTATCAATGGAATCCATTGGCAGAAGATGGACCAACGTTGAAGATTACTAAATCTTCTATTGGGACATTCAACTTTTGCCCTGCGTCATACGTTTATTCCTATGACCCCTTTGGTGAGGGTAAAAGAAAGCAAAAAACAAGCGAGGCTATGCTAAGAGGAACAAGAGTCCACGACGCACAAGAAAAGTTTTGGGATGAAATGAATATTGAAAAGGCTATGGAGTATATTGATGACCCCAATGCTTTAGTAAAGCACTTTAGAGAATACTATCCTGAGGCTGAAGATGAAGTATCGGTAGCAATTTACAGGGCTATGAGCGCATGGTCGGCTGAACGTTTTATTGATTCAGTTAAGGAAGGAACACTAGAGTTTTACAAGCCAATTGCAAACGAAGTAATGCTTGACGCTACTTATGTTTTAGATACAGAAGATTACGGGCGTGTCAATATTCACTTGCAGGGAATCATTGACAGAATGTTCTTTGACGGTGATGGTTATGTTCCACTCGAATTGAAAACAGGTGCATGGAAAGATAGTAAGAAGACTAACATGAGAAAAGAAATGGCTTTTTATCAACTACTGTTTGAAGAATGTGAGGCTGAGGATTTGATTAAGCAGGGTATTGACCCAAGACATGGCATTACAAGTTGGGGTTGGTTTTTCCCTGCCTCTAATTATATCTATGTTGAAGAGGTAAAGTCTAGGTCAATGACTTCTGTTATCAATTCGTTGAAGAAGTTGGTTACTGCATACTTTGAAAAGGAGTTCCCTCACAAGTTCTTTTACAAGAAGTGTGAGAAGTGCGGTCATTATGAACATTGTGATGCAACAGGGGGCGTGAACACTTATGATTGGTTCTAAGACTGATTTGATTAACCACATACTAAACCGCCAATGGACTTTTGCTGAAGTAATGAAGATTGAAACAATACTGTACCACATTATTGAACAGGCTAGTTTTGACATTAGTTTTGTTGTAGATTATCTAGGTAAAAGAGAATCTATTATTGAAGAGTTTCAAGTA